CCAAATCACGAAAATGTTTTATTCTTCACTCCTGATATAGATACATTACCAGCAAATACAATTTTACCAATTACAAGTATTATTGATCCTATGGAAGTTTTTCCCGGTGATGGCTTACCATTAGCTGCACCTGCACAAAGATATTTACTTACATCTGTAGATAGTACAAGTGAAGAACCTGCAATACCTCCAGGGGTATCGACTAGCCCTTGGGGTGCAAATATAGTAGCATATCCCAATGACATAATCGAATTTAATGGAATAAATTGGATTGTAGTTTTTGATTCACGAACTGCTACTGGTAAAAATTACGTTATAAATAATAGCAATGGTACTCAATACACATTTGATGCATCAGTTAAAGAATGGACTTATACCTATTACGGAATATATCAGCCCGGATATTGGAGAATTGATAATATTATCTCTGCGCCGGGCGGACTAACAATCAATAATTATGAATAACATATTAGCAGAAAAAACTGGTGTTGGAACATTGATTGTATCAACCAAGACCAAAAGAGTTCTGCTAAATCTCCGAGCATCATACAAATCACACGCTTTATGTTGGGCATTGTTTGGTGGTATGATGGAAGAAAACGAACAACCTAAAGAAGCATTGTTTCGCGAATTAAAAGAAGAAATGGGATTTGTTCCCGACATTGAAAGAATTTATCCTTTTGATGTTTATCAAAGTAAAGATAAACATTTTCGATACTACTCCTTTGTATGTGTGGTTGAGGAGGAATTTATCCCCGAACTAAATCAAGAGAGTGCCGGTTACTGTTGGATTGATTTAGGTCAATGGCCAAAACCAATGCACCAAGGTGCTAAGATAAGTTTCTGTAATCAAAAAGCAATCGATAAAATCAATATAATATTAAGCCAACATACCTAAAAATTTATAAATAGATAGTCTACATTAAGGATTATCTATGAACTTTTTAACATACGCTCAAGCACGCACCATTATTGAAGATGGTGACATTGTATTTTTCCATCCTAAATTAAATCACGATCCACTAGATGCAATGATCATGTTTTCTACTGGTTCCCCATTTGTTCATGTTAACATTGCATTTTGGGCAGAGATTGGTGGTCAAAAAAGATTAATGGCAGTTGAAGCCCAAGGTGGCACAACTAGACGTATCGTTAATATGAGTTTCTATAGCGATAAAGATATTGTTGTTATCAAAGGTATCAAATCTTGGGATGATATTTGTGCTGATGCACTATCACAAGTTGCAGACCAAAAATATAGTTATCTAACTGCCTTCTATGCGGGTCTTCGTGATTTTTCTATACAGCATTTAGGAATTAGACTTCCAAAAATGAATCATCCTGGAGAAATCTGTTCTGAATTTGCAGCAAGAATGTGTGGATTTTCTGGATTGTTCAGTCCAGGTGATCTATATAAAACATTACTTGGGATGAGTGTACAGAAAACTGTTTAGATTTGTGTATTTACATCTGGCCAAAGTGTTGACATATAATCATAACTTTGTACAGATGTGACATCTGTTAATGCTCTAATATTTGCTTTATGAGCCCATCCAGCTATGTAACATGCTGTAACAAACTTCATTAATTGGGCTCCTAATTCTCCCATTTGAGTTCCAGTTGTTGGAGTATCATTATTATTATAATCTCTCCATGTAAATCCGCTTGGTAGATTTCCGCCACCTAATATTGAAAGAGCGACGCCGCCAGTAATATTCTGTCTTGAAACTGTATCACAGTTCCATTGTTGACTGTTCCATGTAAAATAGTCGCCGCCATAGCTATCACGAAACTGATCAACAAGATCACACATCATATCAATTGAATCTGCAAGGGATAAATTTGGATCGTACATTTAATACTCACTATTTTATTATTCAACAATATTTATGTTAAACGATACCAAAGATTAGTTGTACCATTGTAGTAATAACTAAAGCCACTACCCGCCTGTAATGAAGTTGGAAGATTGGTAATACTTGCAAATGATTCAGTTACACCAACATGCAATTGAACAGTTAATGTTGTGACATCAAAGTCTGTGACGACTCTAAAAATAAATTCAGCAGGACTGCCTGTAATAGCAGGTAATATAATTGTTCCGGTAGCAAGGGCAGTGCCTGAATTAGTCATAACATAATTAGCAAAATCAATTCCTGGACTAACAGTAAATCCACTTACAAATGGACCATCAACAACAGATCCAGTTCCTAAAGGTAAAGACCAAAAAGGAAGTTGTGTTCCATCTGAACTTAAAACTTGTTGAACAGATCCTACTCCAATATCATATGATATCAACATATTATTATCTCCTTAAAATTATATTTATCTAAATTAATTCCTAGTTAATATCTATTACCAAGTTCTGTTGTATACATTGAAAAGAAATCAAAATCTACCGATCTAGTATTTGCACTTAGGGTATTAACCATTAATCCAACATTAACCGCTGATGTTGGAATATTACTTGATTGTGCTGTATAAGTCGTACCATTGACAACCGGTGTCCAGGTTGTACCATTATAAAATGCCTCAATTAAATACCAAGTCGCGGCGGCAACTGTTACCGTATTTACCGCTGTTGATGTTGTTCCAGCAAATGAAGTAAAAAATTGTAAAGCGGCATTAACTGAAGAATCAAATGTAAAATATACACTTCCTGTATTAGTTGGACTAGTTCCAGTATATGTTGTTCCCGAACCTGTCGTAGTCATATTATTAAATAATCCAACTCTGGTAACTATATTAGTAATAGTTGGTATTCTAATTAAAAAACAAAAATATTCAATCTGATTAGCAACTAAAATATCTGTTGCTAAACCATTTCCTAAACGAATAATCGAATTATTTCCACTCGTTCCACCTGTACCTATTGTTAAAATGCCAGGATGATCCGTTACACCAGTTGTAATTGTTGTAGATACTGTACCTGCTCCAGACACAGACCAATTTAATTCTCCAAATAAAGCAGTTCCAGTTCCTGCAGCCGATCCAACAACAAACTCATCTTCCCACCAACGGCGTTTACGGTATAATATAGTTCTCTGAAATGCTACGGGATTTATTTGAGAAGATAATGTATATGGCTCTGAATATCCTTCTAAAATGTCTTCGTCACTATTATAACGAATCATTGCATCTGTTGGTGATCCCGGTCTTTGTGCTGTAGTACCCATCGGTAATGTAGCTGATGCTGTACCAGGAATAATCGGATTATTTGCTATTGCTATGGTTGAGTTAGCAGAATTGTATGATACTGTTGTCTGATTGGCTGTCCCTATAACTATTGATGCCGATGTTTGCCAATTAGTTGAACTAACCGTAATACCACTCCATTCACTACCTACTGGAATTGATATTGCAACATTTGTTCCTAACGCATCAATGTTATATCCACTTGCTGGGTAAACTAATAACGCATTAGCTCCATTATTAAATACAGAAATTTTAACCCCTGCTGTAAATGCAGGAAGAACAACACCTGTTCCTGAAGAAACAGTTGTTACATTATTAACATCCAAAAGCAATGCTGTTGCAGTACCTTGTGTAGTACCTGCGGCTGCTATGCCTGTAGAAGTAGAACGATATATATTTCCATCAACTGTATTATCGCCAACTAGTTCCATTAAACTTTCTCCAATATCCTATATTTATCCTAATGGTGGCCGTGTATCTTCATTACTATTATCTTGTATATAGGTAGGAATTGTATATCCTGTTCCATCTGTATACAATATCATTGTGTTTCCATTGCCACTAAAATCTCTACAAGTTGAAACATTACCCCCTGGTGGTAATTCATTGAAATGATAATCAGCAACTAAACCATACACTATTCCAGCTCTTTGCCCAAATGTATTGTAAATCGTCTGGATTTCCGCTGCACTAAGAATTCTATTAAATAAATAGACATCATCAACACCTGTTGTATTTGATTCTGCCCCTGTTGATCCTACCACAACTGGATATCCATTTAAATAAATCATTGTCTGAAGTCCAGCTACCTGAAGAGCATTTGATGCTGTATTATTTAATAATCCATTAATATAAAGACTATGCGTCTGGGTTCCTGCTGTTCCTGCACCGTTTGACGATACTGTGCATGTATAAACATAATGGACCCAGGTATTAATTGGGGAAATATACCTTCCATTTATTGTTCCACTTGCAGCGGTCTGAGAAATGTTTACCTGATAAGTTCCTATTCCACCTGTAGTTCCTGAAAACTGTTGCATTACTTGTGTTCCATTTGAAACATTCGTGCCAGATGCTCCAGCACCAACAGTTATTGTGCCAGATGTTACTGCCGTAACCGTCATTGTTGTTCCACTAATCGATCCTGTAACAACGAAGGTAGGAGCTACAGTTCCTGTAAGTCCAACTCCATTTGAGGTAACAAGATTTGTACCTCCCCAGGTCCAACAACATAATGTTCCGGGTGCGGTCGGACCTGTTCCGCCCTGATTCATTCCCATTTGCATTCCCGTGGTTGTTGCAGTTGGTGTCTCTTGTATTGATCCATTATAAACACCAACCATACTCGATGCTGTTCCGCCTCCACCGCTTGATGCAGTGATAGAGCCTGCATTCATCCAAAACATTAATGTGTATGCATTAGTAACATCTACAGGAGCATTAAGCGCACCTGTTGTTGCAAGTGGATATGCTCCTAAAAAGGCTGCATTACCTGCTGAAACTGCGATATGTTCTTGTAAAGCCATCTAATCACCAGTTATGTGAATGAAACTGTCAATCCTTGTAACAACCAAGGCTGAGCTAAGTTTCCTGCTACACCAGTGTTTCTAACAAGTTCAAATTGATATGTATTTCCAGCAGTTAAAGATAATGTTGCTAAAGAAACTGTATAGGTGTAACTATAATAAAAAACATTACTTGCAATTGATTGTGACGTAAATAAATTAGCAGAAGACCAGGCAGATGGTGCAGCAGGAGTTGTTACATTAACAATAGTTCTCGTATACAATTGAAATTGCAATGTTCCTGTGGCAGCAGTCTGTGAACGACCTTGATAATTAAAAGAAATATTTGATGCATTTGCTGGTATAGGTACTGTTAATCCAACACCTGAATTTGCTGTATTTGAAAACTGTCTTACTGAGATAGCATTATTGGCTGGATCAGAAATTGTAGGTGCAAGTGTGTTAACTGTCCAATCCGCATTATTAGGAGAATCCAAACTTGTAGCAAAATAGGATAACGATTTAATTGTTGATCCAACATTTCCATTAATCCAAGCACCGTTGGCAATAACAATAACCAAATAGGTTCTAGTATTACCAACTACTGTCATTGTAAAAGCATTTGTGCTTGTTTGTTGAATTGATTGTACATTAACTAATTTTAATGTTGAATTATCATACACTGTAACTGAAATATTATTTGTGCCCAAATTATGAGTAATAACTGCCGAATAATAATTTCCTGATACTAAAGTACTTGGAGTCACTGTTGTTGAATAAGATGCACCGGTTGTTGAACCTGACCAAGATGCTGTTGTTCCATTTGAGGTTAATACCGATCCATTTGATCCAATTGCCAATCTTGTTGCACTATTCGTACCATTACCGAGAATTAAATCTCCGGTGGAAGTAATAGGTGTACTTAGTGTAACTGCACCAACTGATGCACTAGCTATAACTCCAGCTGTTCCAGTAATGCTTGTAACTGTACCTGTATTCGTTGCTAGTGCAATCCAAATAGTTCCATTATGATATTCTAATTGTGGTACAGAACTGTTCCACCTAAGAGCTCCTGCACTAGCACCCGATGGTTCCTGTGCTGTGGTGCCTGATGGAAGTTGTAAGGCTCCAGTTCCACCAATCGTCAATAAAGTGGTACTATCCGGTGTAATCGTTTCTGACGTGAAATCTAAATCCATTCTTTGGATCCCTGGTTATATCTCTTATTTATCATAAATTATGACATAGATGGTAGACAAAGAAAAGCCTGGGTAATCCAGGCTTTATCTTTTAATTTATATTTTTATATTAATGGAATGTTTGTACAATATCAACGCTTGCTACCCATTGATATGTTTGTGCAGCTACACCAGTAACTAGAATCTTTAAACTACCATTTGTTGTATCTGCAGAAATTACAGGATCATTTGCTCCTACAATGCTGCCAACTCTTGCAATAGTTGTCTTTGACCCGTTTGTTGGACTCATTGTAGTTGATGCTACAGTAGCATTATTATAAATCAATCCAGTAAACATCCACGAACCTAATGAGCCAGTGGCATCTGTACGACGGGCAACAACTTTAATCTGAAAAGTCCAACCAGAACCTGCACCTGTTAATGGAAGTGTCAATCTTGTTGGTCCTGTTCCGCCATCAACATATAATTCTGTTGGTGTAGCGTTAGTTGTTGAGTTTCTCATTATAACTCGCATGCCTTGTGCATCACCAATTGTTGAAAAATCTCCATTGGCAAATGCCTGAACACCATATACTGTTGAAGTTGCACCAGAACCCATTGCAACACCCTGATTTGCAGTTACAGTTGGTGTTACAGCTGGTGCTGTACTACTTTCTGCCCAATATTTAGAAGCGGTAACTGTTAAGGTTCCCGATCCTGTTGTAAGATAGATATTGGTTCCTGCAGTTAGCTGAGCATTAGTATAGGTTGATCCATTACCAATCAATAATGAGCCGTTTGC